CCCAAATATCTTACTGCTTTATTGAATATTAACAAGCAGGCGCCACAAGGTAAGATTCTAGCATATACTTTTTTTCTAAATCTAATTGGGTTGCGTATATTTTCATTAATTCTACAACAATCGGGTCTATGGGCTCCGTTCCGTATTAAGAAAGTAAATAAACAGTGGGAATTAGATACTCGACCGGAGGATGAGGGCAAATGGCGATATGTATTTTATTCTGGTGATGAAACACCCGAACAAAAAGATATATATCGTAAGATAATCAATTCAGAATGGAATACCCTAGGTGCAGATTGCGCACAACTAGTGAAACAGCTCAAAGCTATCCATCCTAATAATTACTATGGTGAAATAATTAAAATGATAATGATTACGGTTTCCGGTGCGGAAGGGCTCGATTTGAAAGAAATCCGATATATTCATATCTTGGAGCCTCATTGGCAAAATGCCTTGCTAGACCAAATCATCGGTCGTGGTGTCCGTAATGGTTCTCATCTTGCTTTGCCCGAAAAACACCGTACTGTAGAAGCATTTATTTATATGGCAACTTTTACACCGGCGCTAGTTCGTAAGATTTCATATGTTGATGTTCGTAATGATGTGTATAAGTATCCCAATCCGGCATTCCCCGATAAGGCCAATAAAGTAGTCTCTAGCGATGAACACCTATTTCTAACCGCGGAGCGCAAGCGTTATATCATTAATGAGTTTCAACGGTTGATGAAAGAAAGTGCTTTTGATTGTGCTTTGAATTATCGCGAAAATAAGTTGAATCCGGATTATAAGGGGATTACTTGTATGGATTATAGCACCCGGAATCGCGACGATTACCTTTCAACACCAATGCTAGAGGATGAAGGATTAGAAATAGCACCAGAGCGGGTGGTATCAGTAAAATATGAAACATTTAAATACAAAGATAAGACTTATTATATTGAAACGGTTCCTAATGCTATGGGTAAGATGTATATATATGATGAGAATCTAGTGGGACGGGTGCGAATTCCCAAACCAGTGGGTGAGGTTCTTATTAAGAATGGTAAACGTCAGTTTGCATTTTATGCAAAAAAGGAAAAGAAAAGTGGAAAAAATAAATGAATTAATGGATAATTAAGCACTACTAGAACTACGAACGCTATGTGCTCTTGTAAGATTAATATTCATTATATCGTTCATATGTGTATTCTTGTTGTGATCCAAAGAACATCTTTGAATATTGTGATAATGTAAATTTAGGATTTATGGGTGTAGGGGTTTCACTTGTTTCTAATGCTAAATAATCATCGCATTTCGATTTGCCACTTGCTCCTGCTCCACCTTCTCTACCTTCTATTAAACCAGTAACCATAATAATCCTCTGTATTTGATATAATCTTATCATATTTTGAAAATCATCAATTGTATTTCGTATAGGACATTGTGCCAAGATAAAATCCGGACAATACCACCTAGGTAGAATTTTAGGTAAAGCACACGGTGCAAACGATGCATTGATATATCCGCTAGAATTTTGAAGAGTTTGCAAAGTTTTAACAATATTAATATCATATGGTAAAATATCAGAATATCTATTTTTAGATATATTTTCAGATGAAATTTTTGTTAATAATTTTTTGGGATTTGGATTTTGAATTGTTTGTATTTGAAATATGTCATTTTCTGTAATTGCTGGATCAAGAACACCAAAACACCTTAGTATAAATGAAAATTGTTCTATTGTTTGAACTAAAGACATTCTATATTTTCTAGCAGTCATAATTCTTTCTAAAACTAATTTTTTTGTAAATCCATCAGGTACTTTTGTTAAAGGAAACTCAATATTTGGAGTAATTCCAAATTCAAATAAAAGATTTAATGTTATATATACTACACCTGTTCTTCCAACTCCAGCACTGCAGTGAATTATTGAACCACCACCAAACCGCAAAATATGATCATAAATATATTTTATAAAATTACAATATTCTGTTAAATCAGGAACACTCTTATCTGCCCAATGCTTAAACCATAAATGAGTTAATTGTAATAATTCTTTATCATTATGAACAAGTGCCGACGACGCCTGTCCACTAGGACTTGCATGAACATAATTATTAGTATTTTTAACTAATTGTCCAGATGGTAATAATAAATTATCTAATGCATTTTTATCTAATAATACACCGTCAATGTTAAATATTTTCTTGATTTTAGAGATTATTGGTTTTGGTAATAAATCACTAGGTGATAGTGTTGGTGGTAGTGAAGTAATAAGACGTTTTATATCCAGCCATACAGACCAATTACATGTTTCACTTCTTGTAGGAGCGTCCATACTAATTACACTATTTATTTCAGTGCCAAGATCAAGTATCCTGTTTATATTTGTAAATATATTATTGTGTGTTTTTGGGTCAATACCTCTACCAAATGAAGGTATAATCAAAAGTTCTTTGATTTTTTCTTTATCATCTTTAGTTAAATCTACTTTATTAATATATGCATATATTAACATTAATTTTGCGTCATATGTATTTAATAATTTATTGTTTGACGAATAGTAATTTTTAATTCTGTCATCAAATCCACCGTTTTGAATTTGTTTTGTTTTTTTTATTTGTTTAGTATTTCTTTTTTTTGTTAAATGCTTATGTTTTTGTTTTGAACGTATATTTGAAATACGTGGTAATTTAGTAATTGATAATGTTTTTCTTGACATAATTCTAATAAGTCAAAATATAAAAATAATTAAATGTTTCTAATTTAATAAAAGAAAATAAATTAGAACTTGTTTATATATTTCCGGATATTGGCAATATGTTTATGTATATTTTCAGTTTTTTTGTTTTGTATTCCTTTGCTGCCACCATCGATACCTATACTAATTGCTATGATATCGGGATTATCAATATCGGTTTCTAGCATCATTTTATCTTCGTCTTTATCTAATATAAACCGGGAATCAATCGTATTAAAAGATATATTCTTATTGTTATAGAAACTAAAAGCATATTCTTTCTTTGCAGATTGTATAGCGAGTTCCCGGCCTATTCGAATCTTATTGGAACATAGAATAGTGTTGGTGACTAGGGTGGTAGCTGTCCGATAATCTAAATAATAATAATATAATACTAGCACGGCACTAAATAGAAAATTCATAGTATATATCACGTGTAAATATTTATAAGTGCGCATATATTTAGCATTATGCCATTGTAATTGTTGCATTATCTTTGGATGTGATTCCTTAAGTGTTAGAATGGAATCATCGGGCTTTTCTTTGTCATAATCTAGATTATCAATCATCCATTTTTCACGGCGTAATTCCACAGTGTATAAATAAATAAAATATCCAAGTGTTAGGAAATTAAATGCTAGAACAAAAGAATTATAATCTATTAAATTAGTGAAATTTTCGTGGAAAGTGCATACATGGGTTGTCATTTGTGTTCCATTTATTGTTGATTCTAATTCTGGCATACTAGAATCAAAAATAGATTTGAAAATATCACGGTTTGATTCTTCTACAGTACAAGCCTGTGGCACAAAAACACATAGTAATGATGCCATTACTACTTTAAAAGCATCACTAGCAAAACTAGTCATTACGGTTATACTTTGCTGGGTATCTTGAGAAGAATACCATTCCCTGATTCCTTGCAATTTGGATTTAAACCAGGATGTCATTCTAGCAAAGCTGGATTTGGTGATACTATATCTAAGGTTATAAAAAAAAAATAATATAAAATGTCTATTTATTTAAAAAAATATTAAAGTATCCTTTAATCGACCAGGATTTAAAAAAATCCTTAGGTCTTAGTTATGCGGATAGGAATCAAAAAATCTAGGATTTTCATGATTTATTGCATCCCTAACGCCATAGGTGTCATAGTACCTATAGTCGTTTAAGGGATATTAATTTATTCTAAAATATTAAGCTTTTCAATTGAGCTAGTAAGTTTATCTTTCAATATATCCTTTATTGTATCTATATAATTTGGATTATTCATCATTACTTTTAAAAATTCCATTTCTTCTTTTGTCTTTTCTAATTCTAGTTTTTCTCTTTCTATAATTTGTGTCGGACTCATAAAAAAAACTTTATTTATATGTTGTTTTACAATATCATAAAAATTTTCATATGTAAATATATCAGATAAAGCTATTATTTCCCTTGATTTATGTCCATCTATATGTTCTTTATATGCATTTTGTATAAATAACGGATCATTCAAAATTGCCTCTTCAATTTCTCTAAAATTATCGCATTCAAAAACATCTAGAAAATAAATTGGCATTTCATTATATGTTCTTTGCAATTGCTTAATTCTAGTATTAATATTTCTTGTAGAACCTATTTTAATATACTTTTTTTCTCTTATTTCAGCAATATATACACATCGTTTATTTTTAAATTTATCTAAAAATAAATTATGTTTATTTATTTTTTTCTGTATTTCATTATCTAATAATGTTTTTTCTAATAATTTATTCTTAATTATCAATTGTTTTCTCAATTCATCAGTTTCTTCATTTATAGTTTCTACTAAAATTTGTTCAAATAATATATAATAATCATAAATTTCATTTGCTTTTTTTGTATTAGCTCTTAAAGTAAATCTCTTAAATGTATTAATATTCATTAGAATTTGTTCTTTATTACGACCACCTTTACTTTTTATTTGTTCTAATGGTTGTTGAATGAATATTTTATAATCTAAATCCTTAACAAAATTTTTTTCTAATACTAATTTAGCTGGGTCTTTACGTGAGAATCCAATCCATTTCCAAATATCATCTAAATCTATTATAAAATCATTTTTAGAATTATGATTCACATAACAATAAAAACTAGTTGCAAATAATTGTTGTTGTGTATCAGTAAATTTATCTTTAATTTTATTAAGTAATTTATTCTGGTAATCTTGCGACAAACGCGTGATAGGATTCTTTTCAATCAATTTAACTATATCTAGGGTTTCAACCATTGTTTTATTTGCTTTATTAGATTAAATGAATAACCAATTCTAATTATAGTATGTTATTTCGATGTCTTTATATTGAAATAATCTGTGTAAATATTTACACAAAAAAATACAAATTTAAAAATAATAAACAAACCAACTACTGCTGGAAACAATACACTAAGAAGAACACATTAAGCACTCCGGTTCTTGTTTATCTTCTACTTTGGCAACTGGTCTAACCGCTTCCTCCTTTGTTTCTGCCTTAATTTCAATTTTATTTTCTTTTTTGACTTTCTCCAAATCAACACTAAACTTTTGCGCGGCCGTTTTAGCTTGGCTACGTAGGTAATAACAGCCAGTTTTGAGCCCGGACTTCCAGGAATGATAATGCATGGCGTTAAGAGTCTTGAATGTCGGTGATTTAACGAACAAATTCATTGAGCTTGTCTGACAAATGAATGGACTTCTATCGGCGGTCATATCAATAATCACGCGCTGGCTCATTTCCCAAACAGTCTTATACCGTTCGCGAATTTCCTGTGGGATTTCGGTGATACCTTGAACCGAACCATCTGCCATAATAATACGGTCTTTCATTGCTGGTGTCCATAGCCCTAGCTCTAGCAAATCATTAATAAGATATTTATTAACAACCACAAATGTTCCTGCTAGAGTCTTGCGAGTGTATATATTATTGGTAAATGGTTCAAAACATTCGGTCCAACCAAGCACTTGACTTGTGGACGCAGTTGGCATAGTTGCAATTAGCAGGGAATTACGTGCACCATGCTTTAGAACATCAGCACGTAATTGTGTCCATTCTGCTTCCATATCCGGACTGGGAGAAACACCCCACATATCAAATTGCAATTTTCCTTCAGAAAGGGGTGAACCCACAAAACTAGAATATGCACCTGCATATTGTGCCGGTAATTTGAGCTCTTCATCAATAATCCAATGCGTTTTCTTCAATTCTGCTAAACGGGAAATATCCTCTGCAGTTAGTTCACCATTACCTGTGGCATTGGAGCCTAATTTTAATAGCCGCTTATATTCTTGCACGAATTTCTTGCGTTTCCGCGCCAATTCCATACTAGCCTCTAGAGCCGCGAAATATATATTTTCAAAAATCTTGCGATTAAGTACACGAGCTTCTGGGGAATCAAATGCCATTTTCATCATAGCAAATGTATCGCTCAGCCCTTGTACGCCCGCACCTATTGGCCTATGTTTTCTATTGGAATTCTCCGCTTCTTTTACTGGATAGTAATTATAATCGATAACTTTATTCAGATTCTTAACTACTTGTTTAACGACTTCTCGTAGTTTTTCAAAGTTATAACTCATCTTGCCTTCGGCATCCTTTTCTACGAATTTAGGCAAAGCCACAGACGCGAGGTTGCAAACTGCAATTTCATCTTTACTGGTATATTCGCAGATTTCATGACATAGATTACTACTTTGAATAGTACCTAGATTCTTTTGATTATTCTTCTCATTAATAGCATCTTTAAAACCTAGATACGGCATTCCGGTTTCAATCTGGGCTTGTAAAAACATTTCCCAAATCTTACGGGCTTTAACGACTTTATTACCCCGCCCTTCTCTCTCGTATTGAGTGTAGAGTTCATCGAACTCGCGTCCATATTTAAGGTATAATCCCGGGCATTTATCAGGACACATAAGAGTCCAATCACCATCCTCTTCCACCCGTCGCATAAATAGGTCAGGTGTCCAAAGGGCATAGAATAAATCCCGGGCACGTTCTTCTTCAATCCCGGTATTAAGCCGCATCTTTAGGAAATCTTCGATATCGGCGTGGTGTGGTTCTAGGTAGCAATTTTCTACTAATAATCCTTCAACTGTATATGAATGGTCATCTTGAACTCCTAGAGTATAAACATATTCATCATCACGAACTGTTTCTGTTATATTTATAATTTTTTTCCCAAATGCTATTGTCTTACTATCAACTATATTATCCTTAATGTCATTTATTATAGGTGATATAGGTGATATAGGTGATATCGCTGATACTCCAAGCATTTTAGGACTAAATGCATAACACTCATGATTTTGTTTTTCATTTATAAAGTCTCTTAATTCATCAATACTATGCCACTTGGCAATGGAATTTGATTCATTTGATTTAGTTTTAATAGACCAAAATTTATGATTGCCAGTAACATAAATAGGTTTATTTTTTTCAACCTCTAGTTTATATATTTTTCTGTCCCCTAGAGGATTCTTATGTGTTTGAATTACAGGTTTAACTCTATTATTATGAGTTATAACTAAATCACCAATTTTAACATCTTGAATTTTTTTAACACCTTCATTAATAGTTAAAACTTCTGTATCTGCAGCAAAGCACGCAAAGCTGCCAGCCCGGCGGCCCGATTGATTGACGTAGCGCGCTGTTTCATTAAATACTTTCAACATTGGAACAATACCATCGCCTGTTCCATTGGTTCCACGAATTCTCGAACCTTTAGCCCGAATTTTATGAATAGCTACACCAATACCACCGGAATATTTACTAATCTTAGCACAATCTGCAAGTGTTTTATAAATACCGTCAATACTATCATCATCAATAGTCATCAAGAAACAACTAGATGCCTGTTCCCGTTGGGTTCCCATATTAAATAGAGTTGGTGTAGCATGAGTAAAAAACCCTTCTGACATCATTTTATAGGCTTTCAGGGCTTCTTTCAGGTCATCCTTATGAATGGCTAGCGCTACACGCATTAACATATGCTGTGGGCGTTCAATTATCTTCGTACCAATCCGCAATAGATAAGCCCTTTCTAGCGTTTTAAAACCGAAATAGTCATAGTTGAAATCCTTATCATAATCTAGAGTTGCATTGATTTTCTCTTTGTTATCCATAACCATCTTGTACAAGGCTTCGTTTATTAGGGGGCTAGGGGCACCATGAACATCTTTATTGTCCCATAAGACTTGGACTACTTCACTATAACTAGGGCTAGTATTCTTATGATGGTTAGATACGATGATACGAGATGCTAGACGGCCATAATCGGGATGGATAGTAGTCTTAGCAGCACAAATTTCCGCGGCTAGTTCATCTAGCTTATTAGTTTCTACACCATCATAGATTTGAGTAATTATAAGCTGGGAGACTTCCATAGGATTAATTTTCAAATCTTTGGATAACTTTTGGATACGTTTAAGACACTTATCGAAAGAGACTTCTTCCCGCTCACCGGTACGTTTGACTACATACATGGTTTCCGCCATTTCTGAAGATGTATTGATATCGTGTTCAAGTATATCGGTTTTATCTGATTTATCTAGTTTATCTAGTTTAGGAGGCATAGTGTGATTAAAATAAATCAATTTTTTATATTCTATTATTTTGAAGTCTAGAGGTTCGGTAAACTATTTTTCTAAAATTATTTTATTTTTGGAACTTGCTAGAATATATAAATACGTCTAGAAATAAGATATTCTAAATCTAAAATGAATAATTTATTTTTTAAGATAATTTAACTATATAAATTTACTATGATACCAACTTTTCAAAATTTATAGTATTTGAATAAAACATATTATTTGATTTTTTACTTCTATTTTTATTATTATTATTATTTTGTGCACGTTTATTTAATGTTTCTATCATTCTACCACTTGATAATGAAGGTTGAAAATCTTTTGTTCTAAATGTAGATACATAACATTTATATCCAACTAACCCACCCGCATTATCGAGAGTAAACTTTTTGATATTCGGATATTTATCTATTAATAATTCTATAAGTTTATTACATAATTTATGTCCTCTAAAATCTGGATGCACTTCTACATAGTGTATTTCTATTGTTTCCCCATTTAATGAATATTGTAAATATCCTATAATTTTTTGGGCTTCATCCATAGACAATAAAATAGTATTATACTTATTAATAATTACATCATTATTTTCTGATAAGCTAAGAAACATCGGCCAAGTAAATTCTGGTATACGTTTTTCTGGTTTGTAAATAAAACGTGAATAATCATTTAGTTGTTCTTCAATATCTTTTTGAATTTTGTTCCATTTTTTTAAATCCGTTAGTGTAAATTCAGCAGGATCAGGCAAAATCTTTAGTGATTTACATAAATCTAATAATTTTTCATAAAAAGGTAATGTAGTTAAATCAATATCAGAATTATTATTATTTCTACTAGATAATAAACTATTTATTTTTTTAATTAAATCTTTATATGTATTTGCATTTATAGGTGCATCGGGAGGCGTAAGATATACTAATAAAATTTCTTCAATAATATCTATTGCATATTTTTTATTTATAAATTGATGCTGAATTTCACTAGGTATAATCTTATAACCACTAAATACAATTGATTGATTTAATCGTTCTTGTATTTCAGGTGATATTGCATTTCCCTTATCCTTATATATAAATATTGGTTTATAAATCAAAGAGTTTGCCATAATGCTTAATATATATATAGATTAAATAAAAAATAATAAAAAATTATTCTAGACTAAATTCTAAATTATGCATTAGTATCATATTTACTTGACTGTTGAACTTCACTTAATAATTTCTTTAAATTTAGCTTGGTTTCTTTTTCACAGAAGAATTTAATCTTTTCGGAATAGAATAATTCAATCAAATTATTATTTTCTAGATACGTCATAATATCGAACAAGTTCAATAAGGGATAAATTGGTTCCTTCTCAGCTAGAAGATTCACATATTCCCCTTCGCAAACATTCAATACAACTAGCACCCCAACCACACGCCCACCAAATTTGCGGATGCGGGTTATAATATTCTCTAGATAAAAATCAGCACTTGCAATAGTTTCAATAAGCAACACTCGGTCATCTATTTCAATACCACCTTCTACTTTCAAGCCTGCGATATTACCTTTTTGCGCGCGGTCATTACCATTATCCACTACCCATGCTATTGGTTTTTCTACACTGGTAGCAATATTCGTTGCAAATGGGATTGCACTAACACTAGTAGCACATATACGATCATATTCTAGTGATTTCGTTCTAATTAGATTCTCTAGAAGTAATGTAATATTATCAAATAGCGCCGGATTGCTCATAACGCGGCTAATATTAGTTGTATAGGTACGTTCACCGTGTGTAATAAATTCTTTAACAGTAATTGTTTTGGTATCAAATAAGCCAGTATATATTGCAGCTTTTGCCATTCTTTTATAATATTCTTTAATTTAGGAAAGCCGAATGTAAACTAAGTCTAGAAACAAACAAGAAAAAAGAATAAAAAAATAAACGGATATTTATCAAAAACATACACATCGATATGTAATTATCAAAATTAGTAATCGTTATCAATAGGTTCGGTATCAGATAGTCTAGCCTTTTTAGTGTTTTTGGATTTTTTATTTTTGTTAGAGCTGGTTATTGATTTCTTATGTCCTAATAGAGCGGTATTTAGGGTTGTAGCTTCTGTTGTTTTAGATATTTCCGCAATATTTGTTTTTTTTAGTAATGCTAAAGCTTTTTTAAAAGTTTTATATTGTTTAACCAGTTTCATTTTACGTAATGTTTGCTGTAAATCTGCTGCTAGACAGGCAGTCCCATTAATATTCGGAGACACTTCATAAAAATAAGAATGTAGGAACAATCTAGGTGCTAACTTACAACTTTGAGAAAGAGTTTTCTTAGGTTCATATTTATTATCACACACTATATGGGTATTCTTAGTTGTCATATGTACTCGAATTTGATGTGTTATACCCGTCTTTATCTTTATCAAGAGTAAAGTATAGATTTTACCCTCGTGGCTATATTCTCTTAATTTAATAAATTCAGTATATGTTGGACTACCACGTTTTTCATTAACAACAGTAATTGAATCTTTAGCACGTTGTATTTTTAATAGAGGGATTTTAATTACACAGGAACGTTCTTTTATTTCTCCGGCAACTAAGGTTATATATATCTTAGTGGTTTTAATGTGATCGTTAATTTGTTGACGATATTTATGAAATGCATCTTTATTTTTTGCAACCATCAAAATACCACTAGTTTCTAAATCAATACGATTCACTAGTCCATATCTATAAAATTCGTTATGTATTTCATCATCTACCTTAAGATTATCTTTAATCCAATCTAGAATTAAATTTTGAAAGTTTTTATGTATCTCTTCACCAGGCTTCTGATTCTTTTGCATTTTTTTTATATTAGTATAGGCAGTACTAGTAATACAATTCCAGAAAGGTGGTTTATAAATAAAATAGATATCGTCATATTCACTTAAAGTATATGGAACTGATAGTTTATTTTTGCATTCCATTTTAAAGTTGTTGAAAATATATTATTTTACTAGTAATTATAGATATTTTAAATTATCTAGAATTGAAAATACAAAAAATCTAGATATAAATTAAGTAAAAAGACTAAGTATCCTTTAACCGGTTTTGAATTTTTAAAAAAATCCAAAACGGTTAAAGGATAGCGGTGAAAAACTAAAGTTTTCCACCTTTATTGCATCCCTAATTTATGGCGTTAAAACGCCAATAACCGTTTAAGGGATACACAAGGTAATTAAAATATGTTTTCATCTAGAAAAACACGTTTTATGAAAAATAAATCTAAAAAAACACTAAAGCAATCTAAGAAATCTAAGCAACTTAATCAAAAAGGTAGCGGATTATTTTCCACAACACCTAAAACATACACCAATGTCAAGTATGGCAAATCTAGCTTTGTAACACCAGTTTTAACTTGTCTTCAATGTAAGAATAATGTATTTCGACATCATAAGGTGGTGACTGAATCACGAATGCGCGCAGCTATTCTAGATAATGATATATTTGGTAAAAAGGTTAATAACTTTGTTTGTTTCAAATGTGGATTTACAATGGTATATTCTGGTGATATTACCTATTCTTCTAGTAAATAATTTCCTTACATATTTTTACAATTTCCTTTTTAGCAAAAAATGTTTATAAATTGATTAGTAAACATTAATTGGTTGTAATGTGCCTGAGGTATCAGGGTCGCGTGTGACAATTCGAAATAGGAGTTGAGTTTGCAAATCCATATCAATTAGGCGACCCCAGTTAGTAACAGTCCCAAATGTAACACCGCTACCAATATATGTTGCAGGGTCAACAGTTTGATTTAATGAATCCATCATACCTGGTGGTGATATATATATATTATTGATAAAACCGCGATTATTAGTATTTGCCGCGCCATTGGTTTCTACATCTAGATTCAATATAATATGGCCTTCATCGCGATTTATAAATGATGTGAACGCTGGACCATTTGCCCCAGTTGCACCTTCGAAATTCTTTATTATAATCCGATCACCAACACGGAACAAGCGGTTCGAAAAATATGTTGTAGTTGTTAATTTAACATATGTGTATGAACCTTGAGTGCTAAAAGGCCACGCAAATGTCGGCACTAATTCTGTTCCGGTTACTGCACCAACATTACCTGTGAATGCGATTGCAGATAAATCCAGTACATCATTTTGTGTGTTAATAAAGTTGCCGCGAGGGTCAGTAATTTCAATACTCATTCGGTTCAGATTTGCAAGTGGATTATTATAATACTTTTTCTTTTCAAAATATGCGGGATTATATTTCATAAATCCGCGCAGATATTCACTAGCGAATCCCTGTTTAGGTGTCGATTGGATTATACTAGTACCCACGCCGGAAATATAATCGGTAGAAAGAGTATTAGTGTAGAAGACCTTATCAAATATCATTGTGGAAAATGCTTTATCTACCCAGTTATTAGTTCCACGGAAGACATTATCTAATTCCTCAATCCGTAGTAATAGATATGGATAACGTGATAAACCCATATATATGCGTGTATCAAATGGTTCAACATAGGAATCCATAGGCATAATACTACTCACTAATTCCACACTTATAATATTACGATACATATTGGAAATAGTTGCACCACCTCGATAATCTTGATTCTGATTAAACTTTACCTGGAAATTATACCGGGTTTCGCTATTAGTTTGCTGCCAATTTCTATCCACCGAGTTAATATTAATATAATGAACTTTTTCTATATATTTGGGTTGGGTATCGCGTTGTGTTTTAATTAGGCGGTCTTGATTGACTAGTACTTCTTCCGGGGGTATAGTTTGGATGGTGTCGTCATTTACAATACGTTCTTCCATTCGCTCCACGTATTTATCAGTGAGGAAATTGCCTTCATTAAATAGTGCCATAGGATCCACTACGGTACGTGATATTGTAGTCTGGGAATCCGTATTATTTCGATCGAAGATTATGTTGCTTGCTGTGGTTCCAGTTGCTGACTTCATGGCTGCTTGTGCTGGTGCTTGCATAGCAGTTATATTCTCCCGGCGTTCCGTACTGGCATATTGTTGTAGTTGAGTTGCACGTTTTCGGGTATAGTCCTCTAGAACGGACATTGGATTTACACCATCCATCCGTTGTAGGTTTTCTATATTTTGGTACAAAGGTGTATCCGCTGTATCGCTTCCTACGAGAGAATCAGTAAGATCTTCTGATAGATTAAAAGGCTTGATACTGAAATCAATTCCTTCCCTAGCAACTGTAGGATTATTGCTACTTAGGGATTGAGAATCACCAACACGTTGAAATTGTTCTGCGTGGCTAGGTGTAATGGGCGGGTTGATAACTTGTTGAGATGCTAGCATGGGTTGAGGGATATAGGCATTTGGATTACCATCCCCGCGAATTCCAGCCCCAGTACCTAGAGTCTGGCGGGATGCTATCATTTCTTTCATCTTAGCATCTAAATCTTCATTATCCTTAATCATCGTGAAACCCAAAGATTGATTGCTACTGCTAGAGGTAGCAATTGGTCTTGGAACAGTATTAGATTGCTTAGAACTCGGATTCATCTGCTTTTCAAAAATCTTGCTATGAAAATAAGTGGTGCATTTTTCTACTAGAGTCGCATTACACCGCATTAGATTGCGGTCATTTGCGGGTGTCTTATCATAAACCATTTTTGCCATTTTATTAAAGGTAGTGCGATAAGTGGGGTTTTTGGAGATATCTTTATTAGTGCGCCGGAGTACTTCACCCACAACTTGAGAATAAGTATTATCTAGATTATTAGGTGAGTAATATAGGGCATCTGCTGATCCGGAGGACAT